TCACCAATTTGATGACCTTATTGTGCTCAAAAATAATCAAGGAACAGAAGAAACCCGAGTCAGACATATGGACTATGGTGTCGTACTCTCAGCATTCTTCTGGCGTAGGTTTAAGAACAAAGAGAATATTACGTTCTTCGACCCAAACCAAGTACCGGACCTCTACGAAGCCTTCTACTCCAACACGGAAAAGTTCGAAGAACTCTATGTGAAATACGAACGTCAAGATGGCATTCGTAAAAAAACTATGAGTGCTGAAGAAGTATTCAAAAGTGGCATCTTAAAAGAACGCACAGATACAGGACGTATCTATTTGGTGTTCATTGACAACGTAATGAAGCAGGGCCCATTTGATCCTGACTATCATACAATTTACCAGAGTAATCTTTGTTGTGAAATTCTACTTCCTACTCGCCCTTTTAAGCGTTTGGATGACAGCGATGGCCGTATCGCTCTTTGTACCTTGGGATCGATTAACTGGGGTGCGTTCAGAAATCCTGAGGATATGCGCCGTGCTTGTCGCATTCTCCAGCGCAGCCTATGCAACATCCTTGATTATCAGGACTTCCTCAGTATTCAGTCTAAACTAAGCAATGACGAAATCCAACCATTAGGCATTGGAGTAACTAACTTGGCCTATTGGCATGCCAAGCGCGGCTATAAGTATGGTGATAAGGATGCCTTACAAGATGTTAAAAGTTGGATGGAGCATCAAGCCTACTACTTAACTCAAGCCACTGTGGAGTTGGCCAAAGAACGTGGCCCATGTAAGGACAGTCATAAGACAAGATATGGACAAGGCATTTTTCCTTGGGAACTCAGAGCCAGTGCTGTAAATGAATTAGCTGAGTTTACACCAGAACTTGATTGGGAAATCTTACGTGCTAATATGAAACAGTACGGTGTACGCAATGCCACATTGATGGCTATTGCTCCGGTGGAGTCCAGTAGTGTGGTCATTAACAGTACTAATGGTATTGAAATGCCCATGAGCCTAATCAGTGTGAAGGAAAGTAAAGCAGGCAGTTTCATTCAAGTTGTTCCAGAGTACCATAGGCTTAAAAATCGTTATCAACTTATGTGGGAACAACGAGATTGCGTTGGCTATTTGAAAACAGCAGCAGTATTGGCTGCCTATGTGGATCAAAGCATCAGTACCAATACATTCTATAGTCCCAAGCATTTTGCAGATCGTAAAGTGCCTAGCACATTAATTGCTAAGAACCTAATGCAAGCACACATTTGGGGATTGAAGACACTGTACTATAGTTTAATTGACAAGCAAGGTAGTAAAATGCCCGAACCCACACCTGAAGTACATTATAATGGATTTCATAATCAAAGAGAATTAATTGAGGAGGACTGCGAATCCTGTAAATTATGAGTAAAGAACAATATAACCTAACTACTAAGACAGACTATTTAAATCGCAAAATGTTTTTGGATCCAGCCGGACCAGTGACCATTCAACGTTTTGAAGAAGTAAAATATAAAAAGATTGTAGACTTTGAACAGACAGCACGTGGTTTCTTTTGGGTTCCAGAAGAAATCAGTTTGACCAAAGATGCCAGCGATTTTAAAGATGCCAGTGACAGTGTAAAACATATCTTTACCAGTAATCTATTACGTCAAACAGCCTTGGATAGTATACAAGGACGTGGCCCAGCACAAGTGTTCACGCCGTGTGTAAGTTTACCTGAAATGGAAGCATTGATGTATAATTGGAGTTTCTTTGAAACTAATATTCATAGTAGATCATATAGTCATATCATACGTAATATCTATAATGTACCTAAAGATGTGTTTAATACTATCCATGACACCAAAGAGATAGTAGACATGGCCAGTAATGTGGGCAATTACTATGACGAATTACACATGATCAATTGTCATAAAGAGCTTGGTGAATCAATTAATGAAACTGTACATATTAGATCTATCTGGATGGCGCTCAATGCTAGTTATGCCCTAGAAGCATTTAGGTTTATGGTGTCATTTGCCACCAGCCTAGCCATGGTAGAGAACAAGATCTTCATTGGTAATGGCAATATTATTAGTTTAATCCTACAAGATGAACTATTACATAAAGGCTGGACAGCTTGGTTAATCAATCAAGTAGTTAAGGAAGATGCAAGATTTGCCAAGGCCAAGCAGGATTGTGAACAAGAAGTATATGCTATGTACTTGTCAGTAATTGCAGAGGAAAAGGCATGGGCAGATTATTTGTTTATGAAAGGGCCAGTGATTGGATTAAATGCCAACATTCTAAAAGACTTTGTGGATTATACAGCAGCCGCAGCCTTAAAGGATATTGGTTTAAAGTATATGAGTCCTGCTCCCAAGACCACTCCTATTCCTTGGTTTAACAAGCATAGTGATACTAGTAAAAAGCAGACTGCTTTGCAGGAAAACGAGTCGACTAATTACGTTATAGGAATTATGGGCGATAGTATTGACTATGATGAATTGCCCATGTTATAATCCTTCAAAGGAGAAGTAATGTTAACAGTATATACAAAAAATAACTGTCCATTTTGTGACAGAGCTAAAGCTCTATTGGAAAGTAAAGGCGTTCCTTATAAAGCAATCAATGTACAAGATGATCCTGACTCTAAGGAGTTCTTAATGGATCAAGGTTTGCGTAGTGTGCCACAGATCTTTGATGGTACGACCTTATTACCAGGTGGGTTTCAAGGTTTAGACAGCAAGCCAGCAGAGTTTTTCGAACAATACAAAGGATAAAAATGTTAGTTGAAAATAAGTTTAAAACCAATGATATTATCAGTTTCAAAGTAAGTAGCGGAGAAGAGATTCTTGGGCGTTATGTACGTGAAGATGGTATCAATTTTTATGTTACCAAGCCCAGTGTGTTAATGATGAGTCAGCAGGGTATGGGCATGGTTCCATACATGATGACAGTGAGACCTGAAGAAGAGTATGCCATTGCTAGAACAGCAGTTATCACTTTTGCTCGAACAGATGATGATATTGGCAAGCAATATCTAAGCAAGACCAGCGGAATTCAATTAGCCTAAGCTCATTTAATAACCAAGCCGTTCTTAATAAATAGTTTTATGGGCGGTTTGGAGTCAGTCTCCAAGCAAATCGCTGGAGACAAGAATGGCAAAAAAAATACAGCTAAGAAGAGACACCCTAGTAAACTGGGACAGAATCAATCCTAAACTTGCTCAAGGTGAGATTGGTATTGATCTAACCAATAAGAATTTTAAAATAGGCGACGGTGTAAAGACTTGGACTCAATTAGACTATGCTATAGTATTAGGAAGATTTAGAAATAATGCTGGCACTACTTATATAGATGCCACTGACTCAGAAGAACTCAACTTTTATAATGACGATGAACTAACAGTTCATATAACTAAAAATCTACTAGAAATACAGGATCCTGTAACAGTAAGTGTCTTATCTGAAGAAGTCAGTGTTGATGAATTTACTGGCGCATTAACAGTAGCAGGAGGGGTAGGCATACAAGGTGATTTAAATGTAGCCGGTACTCTCAAAGTAGCTGGATTGGATCTAACAGGTAATGGCGGATCCTTAAATGTTAACATCACAGGCGATGTCACAGGCAATGTCACAGGCGACCTAAGAGGTGATGTATATTCCACCAATGGTATAAGAGTATTAGACAACGGCACTAATGGACTTAATGCTCTATTTACAGGCGATGTTACAGGCAACATAACCAGTACAGGATCAAGTAATTTTAGTAGTGCTACAATCACGGGTGGTAGTATCAATTCCACACCAATTGGTGCCACTACCCCAAGTACTGTAAAAGGTACTACAATCACAGCTACAACTGGATTTAGTGGACCCTTAACTGGTAATGTCACAGGCAATGTCACAGGCAATGTCACAGGTAACTTGACTGGTAATGTCACAGGTAACCTAACTGGGAATGTCGCAGGAGACTTGACAGGTGATGTGTATGCCAGTAATGGCACAACCAAAGTATTAGAGAATGGCAACGGCACTAGCGTCCCTGCCACATTCACTGGCAATATAATTGGTGATATCTATGCTGCTGATGGTGTAACAAAGATACTAGAAAATGGTACAGATGGTTCTAATGCTGTATTTACTGGAACTGTTAACACTGCCACAGGAGTTACGGGCAGACTTATTGGCGACGTTTATGCTTCTGATGGCACTAGTAAAATATTAGAAAATGGCAATGATGGAACTAATGCTGTATTCACTGGATCAGTTAACAGCAATAAAAAAAGCACATTTAATGAAGTAGCAATATATTCAACTACAGGTACACCTGGTACTATAGATAACACAGAGATTGGTAAAACTATACCATTCCGTATTACTGGAACTACAATTACTGGTACTGTGGTCACTGCCACAGATAAGTTTGTAGGATCATTTGAAGGTAATAGTTCAGGAAATGTCACAGGTGATTTAAAAGGTGATATCGTTGCTAATAATGATGCTAAGGTTTTAGACAACGGAACTGATGGTACCAATGCAACTTTTACTGGTTCAGTTACTGGTAATATAACCAGTACGGGGTCAAGTAGTTTTAGCAATGTTACCATAACAGGTGGCAGTATCAATACTACGCCAATTGGGGCTACAACTGCCAGTACCATAAAGGGTACTACCATCACAGCTACTAGTGGATTTAGTGGTAACCTAACTGGCAATGTAACTGGTAACCTAACTGGCAATACAACTGGTAACCTAACTGGCAATGTGACTGGGGATTTAACTGGCAATGTCACAGGTAATGTCACAGGCAATGTGACCAGCACTGGCATTAGTAGTTTCAGTAGTATTGATGTAACTGGTGGTAGTATCAATAATACACCAATTGGTGCTACTACTGCTAGTACTATAAAAGGCACAGGAATTACGGCTACTACTGGATTTAGTGGACCCTTAACTGGTAATGTCACAGGCAATGTCACAGGTAACCTAACTGGTAATGTCACAGGTAACCTAACTGGCAATGTCACAGGCAATGTGACCAGTACAGGAACAAGTAGCTTCAGCGATATTGATGTTACTGGTGGTAAGATTAATAATACACCAATAGGTGCCACTACGCCAACTACAATAAAAGGCACTACTATCACAGCCACTACTGAATTTAGTGGCGACCTAACTGGCAATGTGACCAGTACTGGTACTAGTAGTTTCAGCAATATTACTGTAACTGGTGGCAGTATCAATACTACAACAATTGGTGCTACAAATCCAACTAC